GAATTGGACGCAGATGAACGTTAATACGCTAAATTAAGTTCGACGAAGGCTTCAAAAGTGCAAAGAAAATGCCCTGAAATTGAGCGATTCGTACACTGATCATACATGAATCGACAGCCATTAAGGGATTTTTTGGATTTCTTTTTGTAGCCAGTCGGTACTGCGAGCTGTATAGACACGTTCGGTGAGGTCGGAAATATAGTGCCCGATTATGCGTTTCAAAGCGTACTCGTCAACTTCAGCTTTCTTTGCGGATGTAACAAAATGTACACGTCCGTCGTGTCCAGTATGTGCAGGATTTAAGTTGAGTTCTTTAACAGTGACAAGGAGTCTGGCCTCGAACGAAGCGTAGTTAGTGTGGGCATTTTTACCTTTAGACACATGATTAAATAAATATGGCGAATTGATTTTGAGGGCTTTTTCGTAACGGGCCTGAATAAGATCATAAATGCGGGAATGAATCGGAACCGTCCGGTTTGTTCCCGCTTTTGTTTTCTTACCGCCAGTGAAGGTCCTATGCTCCAGGTCTACGTTAGCAACCAGAAGGTCACATAGTTCGCCAGGCCGCCACCCCGAATAGCACTGAATCAGAATCATATCAACAACAGGGCTCTTGTCAAGACTATTCCACAGAATTTCGATTTCTTCATCTGAATATGGAATATGACTATTTGGCTTTCGGACATATCCAGAATCAATCGTAAATTGTCTGGCTGGGTTTTTATCGATGATTCCGCAGGCAACGGCATAATCAAACAGGTTATTGTAAAGTGCTTTAATTGAATCTTTAGCATTATTTTCAGGGTGGCGCTCTTTACCGGCATACAGAATGACACCGTTTTCGATACAGTTCCGCAAATCAGAAATTCTGATTTCACAAACTCGCTTATTCTGGATGGACGAGGAATAATCCCACGATGTGCGATACCGAGCGAGAGTGAAACGACTGACCTTGCCTATGCGGGTTTTATACCACCTCTCATACAAGTCTTTGAGGGTTGTAGAGCTGCCAAGATCAAACGGATTACGACGAAAATCCAGCAAAGCTTGATAGGCTTCGTTGTAGGTAGCAAAATAGGCTTGCGGCCTTAATGGCTTGCAGATGGGACGGCCTTCTTCGTTCTTTCCAACAGTTACCATTACGCGAAAGGGGTTCCGTAAGTTACCAGTCTTGATCTCTGTAATTTGGCCGAATCCATTTGGTAAGCGTCTACGGCGATTACGCTTTTTGGTTTTGTGGGCTACGATTGTTTGGGGTAGTTCCGCACGAAGAGGATATCCGCAGTGAGGGCAGGAGATGGCTTTATCGCTGGCCTGAAGATTGCACTCTGGGCAGGTGATCAACATTATTATCGCGTCCTTTCTTTTTTCTCAGTATAGCACGATGGGTGTGCTATATTTCGTACATTGAACAGAATATTGCACAAAAAGCTCGGAAAACCGGGCTTTTTCTATTTGGAAAGCTATTCTAGGTTAAACGATATTCTGCTGGCTGTCAATGGTTCATACATGAAAAAATTAAAAGCATGACGCAGACTCCCGTTTCTTCCAGTAACATCCTTTTAGTACCAAGATGTGGAAATAAGCTTGGTAAAAATCAAAAAAGGAGTTAAACGAAATGGAACAGACTGTATTTGGAGCCGGAAGTGTCCCGGTACGAGTGGCCGCAAAAGTGTATGGAAGAGATCCATCGTGGGTAAGAGCAGGAATCATTGCGGGATGGCTCCCAATTGGTGAAGCTACGAGGAATGGGGAGAAGATAACTGATATCAAACAGATGGATTCAAAATACGGGAGAATAAGTTACTATATTTCGCCCAAGCTCCTATATGCACAGACCGGTTATGTATGGGAGGGAAAGTGATGCGACACGAGAAACCAGAGCTTTCCGAGAAGAACCCGTATCATTTATCTCGGCATCGATACTACGAATTGAAACATTTTTGCTTCCAATACCCTGAGTGGAAAAAGAACATTGCACTGGCAAGCGGTTGGGAAGCGCATGGAGATGACATTGGCGGCATCGTAAGAGGAAACATCCCTTCTAACCCGACCGAACGCTGTGCCCTTGTACGAGCATACTATTCGCAGCGCATTGAACTGATTGACAGTTGTATTGCCGAGTTAAAAGAGCCAGCGGTTGGATCATACCTGTTGAAGGGCGTGACAGAAGGGTTCTCCTATAATAATCTTCGGGCCAGGGGCTGCCCTTGCGGATCGGAGATGTACTATAACCTCTATCACAAGTTCTTCTGGATCCTCAGCCGGGAGCGGGCATGACGCGAAAAATTCAGCCGCCTTTATGAAAGGTGGTATGTTGATATGTTTAACTTGATTATCTGGATCTTGATCGTTGTGATTCTGGTCAGACTGGCAAAGCTGATCGGAGCAAAGACAAACGAGGTGAAAAGCAGAACAAAGAAGAAACACTGATCAAAATGGAGCTTGTGGAAACACAGGCTCTTATTTTTACGCAGACGCGAAAAATACATGCTGCATTATGGAAAGGAATGGAATAGTAAATGGCGAGCCTACGGGTGGAGACGGAAGTTTAGAAATCGCCGCCGTTAATGCTAACGGAGGATGTAACTAGCATGTGGCTATGAGTAAATCATGGCGTTTCTTTTTTTGCACAGACGCGAAAATTTCACCTTCTATTATGGAAAGAAATAAACAATTTTAGGAGGTATTTACTATGCTGGAGAATATTGTGAAGGGCTTTGAGGAAATGATGAACTCTATTATGGCCGCATTTAACGAGTCGTATAACGACAAGTATGCGGGCTGGAATGAGGGCGAAGAACTCCTCATGCTGAACGATGTTCGGTGTGGTATCCGCTGATGGATTCTGACCGGAAAACGGGCGTATGGAAACATGCGCTCTTTTCTTTTTTCTATTTTAGAATAGGCCGTAACGAAGCAGCGCGAAATTTTCCCTGTGCTTTATGGAAGGATGTCTTCCGAATATGAATAAAGGAGATTGAAACTATGGGCTACCGAGTAAAAACAAATTACGACAGAGGCTATGTGAACGCAATGGACAAGGTCCGCGTGTTTATCGAAAGCAATCAGAAAGTGATGTTCGTGAATACGGACGAGTACAAGAATGCTAGGAATGCACGTTCGGCTTATGCCAATGCGATCGCGTTGCTTCGTGCGAACGGAATTGTGAGAGCAACTCGAAGCAGAAATGACCTGTTTCTGATTCGCAACGACATCTAAGGCGTAGAGAGCTTACGAGAAATCGTAGGCTCTTTTATTTTTTCATCACGCAGAAGACCGTTTTATCCACTACATTATTAAAAGGAGATTTTCAAAATGCTGTACATCTACTATGCTGTGCTATTCGTTGCCATCGTTCTGGGGCTGCTCTTCGGGATGGCGCTCTACCGCTGGTTCCATTACCGTGATATTTACGAAGTGGGCGAGCTGCTGATCGGCGAGGAAGATTCCCCGGACTGGCCCTACCTGAGCCTGAGCCTGGATGAGGAGGTGAAGAATTTTGAAGGCGACAAGTACATCATGCTGCGGGTGCACAAACTGGACCTGACGCGAGAAAAACATGGTGCTTAATGGAGGAAACTCTAATTACTTTGTAAAGGAGAAAATCAAAATGGAAAACTACGAAAACAAAGAATTGCTGAAGGAAGCGGCAAAGCAATCGCTGGAGAGTCTCAAGGACTTGAAACCGGGTACGGAAGAGTACACGAACACGGCGAAGATGGCATTGCAGCTGTACGACATGCAGCTCAAGAGCGACGAGCAGGAGAGCAACCAGAACCTGAAAGAGGATGAGGAACGGCGGAAGGGCCAGGAGGTCATCAACGATCAGGAGAAGGCTGCGAAGGCACGGCGCATTGAGTGGGCGAAGTTTGGCATCAGCTGCCTGACGTTTTTGGGAACGATTGGTACGACGGTATACTGGTCGATCTGCGAGGCTGGCGGTGTAGCGCCGCTTTCCAGAGCAATGAACGATGGTCTCCATGAGATCAAAAGAGGCTTTACGGACAGAAAGTAAAGGAGGAACCGAGAGGGTTCGTGGCGAAAGCTGCGGGCTCTCTTTATTTTTTATGAGATATCACGACATACCGCCAAAAGAGTGGACGAGCTACTACGGGAGCGTTTACCGATGCAATCACCCGGTGTACCGTGTCTGTACGCTCTACCGGGAACAGGGAAAAGGCCTGTGTGTAATCCAGCAGCGGTACAACGAGGAAACCAAGGCTACTTACTGGAGCACCATTGACCCCTGGCTGACCGACAAGATCTATCTGCATGAAGGGTTTCGGCAGTATTTTGACAGCCATGCCAAGAAGAAAAACACAAAGGGCGAGTACCCGACTGTGACCGTACGCCAGATCATGTGGGCACTGCGCATGAAGCCCCTCAAGAAAGAACGCTGGGAGACCGTGTTTGACCGGAGTTTGATCTGACAAAGGAGAACGATTATGTGTGAATGCTGTAATGACACTATGGCGATTGAAAAACATGAAGCTCATGATACCGTGGAGCTTGAAACCGATGACTATTTTGCCTGGTTAGCCAGAGAGAAACAAAGAATAAACGCGATAAAATCAGCTTATATTATGGAGGTGATTAAGAATGGTACTTATTAACGTTGAAAAGTATTTCAGAGTTCATTGCAGGGTATGCTGCGGCGAACGAATCAAAGAAGAAGCAAAACAACTGGGCGCTTATATTGAGCGGTATGATTACTTTGAAAATAAGCACACAGGTGTTACAGGATTTATATTCGATGCGCATTGCAGCGAAAAAGAATTCAATGAACTTATGAAACATTTCGACGAAGATAAAGAAATCATAACGGTTTTCACTAAATGAGTAAGAGAGCTTACGAGAGATCGTAGGCTCTTTTCTTTTTGCCCAAACGCGAAAAATTCTCCGTGCTTTATGGGACAAAGGCCCAAGAAAAGGAGAATGTAATATGAACGAATCTATTTTTAAGAAAATTTGGAATTATTCGATTACGGTTGGGCAGATGATCATGACAGCAATTGCAATGGCGATTGTAACCGTTATTGTATGGCTGTTGTGTCGGGCATTCCGGCCGTCGAAAGACTGATATTTGACGATAGACCGGTTGAACACAACTTGAGTTGGGCCGTCCCGGAGAGGAGCTTATGCGAAAGCATGGGCTCTTTCTTTTCGGCGCGAAAAATACAGCTTCCTTTATGGAGGTAAGAGGGCTTACATTGAAAGGAGAAAAACTATGATGAAAGCTATTAAGAACTTTATGAACAAACCTATTACTTATGGGGCTTATTTCAAATACTGCACCGTATGTGCAAGCATTAGCTTGGCATTGTGCGGATGGGCGTATTATCAGATGAGCAAACTGAACAATTGGGTTGACACAAAAGACGAAGAGAGCAATCTGGAAGAGGACGAAATCTGAAAGATCACGCCCTCTTATCTTTTTATCAAGCCGCGAAAAATTCATGTTCCCTTATGGAAGAGATAGCTCAAATGGTAGAGCGCCACTTCATTGTGGAGGTGTGGACTCGATCTCCACTCTCTTTTTTCATTTTTTATTTTTGGAGGTTGAACACTATGGAGGACATTATGCTGATCCGGTCAAGTTTTCTGCGCCGCATCATCTCGCAGGTCATCAACAAGATACTGAAAAAGCAGTTGCCCGGTACAGAGGTACAGCTGGGCGAGGTTCAGGCGAACTGGAGCGAAAAAGAGCAGAAGCTGAAGATCCATCTGGTGGTGGATGCAGAGATGACCAAGCCGCAGCTGATGGATATTCTCAAGAAGGCTGATGTGATCTGACGCGAAAAATTCAGTGCGCTTTATGAGATGGTTAGTCTCAGAATTATATTTTTGGAGGTACAAAACTATGAAGAAATTGATTGGAGCAATTGGGGGTTGCATTGCAGCTTATTATGTGATTGACGCACTCGCCGCAGTAAGTATGGCGTGTGCATGGGGCGATTTGGTAAAATACGGCCACATGCAAGCGGCACATGAACTGGACGATACGTTTCACAAAGTGTATTGCAAGCGCAACCGGATGGTATTCGATCGTTATAAGAGCGTGCTTTTTAAGAAGATGAAAAAGAAAGAAAGCAACTAATCGAAGTGGAGCTTACGAGAAATCGTGGGCTCTTTCTTTTTCAAAATGGAGGTTGAACATTATGAGTGCTGTAAAGAAATCTGTATGGATGCGCCTTGGTGTGCGTATGGAATTAACCGAGGAGGAACTGCGGCTTATACAAGAAAGTAACGACGGAACAGTTATTATGATGAATAAGCTTAAAAATGGTGAATTCACCATAAATGGTGACAGCTACATCCCCGAGGAAGAAGGCGATGATAACTGTTGGCCGATTCCGGAAGAGATAAACTTCTGCTTTTGAAATTTGGAGGTCGGACAATGAAACTGACGAAAACATGCGCGAAATTCTTGCGCAAGCACGGCGGAACTATTCTGGCGGTGGCGGCATCTGTAGGCGTGGTGGCAACGGCCATTGAAACCGGGCGGGCAACCACGAAGGCACAGCACATACTTGAAGTTGACAAGGAGCTGACAAAATTCAACGAAAACGAGTTTGGAGTGGCAGAAGAGCCTCCGACAAAGAAACAAATTGTTCTGATGTGCTGGAAAGCATACGTTCCTGCGGTTATTCTGGGCGGCGGCACCATCGCCTGCATCCTGGGCTCAAACGCGCTGAACAAGAAGCAGATCGCGAGCCTGACCGCGGCGTACATGGCACTGGGAAAAACCTATCAGGAGTATCGCAGGCAGGTGGCAGAGCAGATCGGCGTGGAAAAAGAAAAAGATATTTACAAGGACACGCAAGATGTTCTGGAGACCCCCGCCCCGGCAGGCACAGACGAAGAAAAACTGCTCTGCTACGAGCCTATCTCAAAAAGATATTTCCATGCAACGGAAACGGAGCTGATGGATGCCTTCTACAACGTGAACCGGAACTTTGCGTTGAATGGAGAAGTCTCACTGAATGACTTCTGCTCCTTCCTGCCCGGACTGGACTTTACACCGGAAGGAGATATGCTGGGCTGGTGCGCGGAGTATCTGAGCAACGAGTGGGAATATTACTGGATCGACTTCAACTATGCCCGGCAGACAACCGATGATGGACTGGAAGTGTACTATGTGACAGCATTCCAGGAGCCGATCAAGGAGTATCTGGATTACGACCCGACCAGACGGGAACCATTTTGAATTTTGAAAAGGAGACTGAATATGAAGAACATTAACTGGTGGAAAGTTGCATCCGTGGCCATGATGGCTGCAAGCGCGATCCTGAGCTTTGGCCACGACCTGATCGAGGAGCAGCGCAGCGAAGAGGAAATGCAGGACATGGTGCGGGAGGAAGTTCAGCGTCAGCTTGCGGAAAAGAACATGTAAACGCGAAAAATACAGTCTCCCTTATGGAAGAGATATCCAAACTGACAAACAAAGGAGATTGATATTTATGTACAACCATGATTATTATGCAACTTTGGACCAGGCAATGGTGAAGCTGCTGAAGTACACTGCACTGAACGGACTGCGGACGCTGATCGCGATCGCAGTGTATCTGTTCATGCAGCCGATTCGGCTGTGCGAATACATTGGAGACTGCATCCGGATGGAGCGTGACAATCAGAAGGAAACAGAGATCCGCTTCGAGAATTTGAAGCAGCACGGACATATCTGAAAGGCGAGAGCTTACGAGAAATCGTAGGCTCTTTCTTTTTATAAATTTTTGGAGGTACAAAGATGAACCTGAAAACATTTGCAAAGGCAGTGCGCAGGAGCGCAGGCAAGAACGCATCTAAGATCCTGGGTGGTCTGGCGATCACGGGAAGCATTACGGCGGTCTATTTCGCTGTGACGGCCACCCCCAAGGCCATGAACCTGCTGGACGAGAAAAAGCAGGAGCTGGGCGTGGAAAAGCTGGACGTGAAGACCATTGTCAAGACGGCAGGCCCGGTGTACGTGCCGACTGCGCTGAGCATGGTGCTGTCTGCGGGCTGCGTCATTGGCGCAGTTCATGTGGACGAGCGGCGGAATGCTGCACTGGCCGCGGCGTGCACCCTTTCTGAGAGCGCGCTCAAGACCTATCAGGACAAGGTGCTGGAGGCCATCGGTCCCGAGAAGGAACAGGAGATCCGGGAGACCATTGCACTGGAAAAGATGGCCAAGTGCCCCGAACCGGCAACCATCCAGCCTGCCAAGAACCTTGCCACGACCGATGTTTCCTACGACCAGCGGGTGAAGTGCTGGGAAAGCCTAACCAACACCTACTTCTGGACGACCAAGGCCATGATCGAAAAGGCCGTCAATGGGGTCAACAAACAGCTGCTCAGTGACTTCCGGGTGAGCGAGAATGATCTGTTCGACTATCTGGGCATCGACCACTGCGTCAACGGTGACCTGCTGGGCTGGGACACGGATTCGGGGCTTAACGTTGATATTTTCTATGCGTCCCGGCTGGACGAGGACGGGATGCCCTGTCTGACGCTGGAGTATCACACGCCTCCGAAGTGGCTGGGCGGCTATTGATATTTGACCAGGCGCGAAAAATTCAGCTTCCTTTATGGAGGTAATACTCCGACATTATAAACTTATATTTAAGAAAGAGGTAACAAAAATGGACGAAATGATGAACATGAACGAAACTACTATGGAGAACGAGACTTCTGTTGAGGTCGTTCCGGAGGAGAATGTTCAGATGATCGATAACGAGGAAACTTCGAGCAACGGCTCGGGCATTGGTCTCGCTGTTGGTGCTGTGGGTCTGGTTGCAGCCGTGGGATACGGACTGTACCGGAAGCACAAGGCCAAGAAGCAGAACAAGGACGAGGAGAAGCCGAAGACCAAGAAGAAGATCGTCTGGCAGAAGCCCTGGAAGATCGAGAATGTCGATTCTGCACAGGTGGACGTTCCTGACGAGGACGTTGAGGAAACTTCTGAAGAGAAGTAATGTTAGGTAAGGCGAGAGCCGTGGAGAAATCTGCGGCTCTTACTTTTTGTTTTTGAAAGGATGACAACATGGCACAAGTAAACATGCCGAAGAGCAGCATCGGACAGCAGCCTGCCGCAGAGCCCCAAAAGAAGTTCCAGAAGGTCGTCAAGGGAAAAGTGACCCTCAAGGAGCAGAACGATATCCAGAAGATCGCCAATGAGTTCCTGGCCGAGGACCTCAAGACCGTGAAGAACCGCATCGTGGTGGACTATCTGCTGCCCATGCTGAAGAACGGCCTGTGGAGCATTTTCAACTCTGCGGTCAGCATTGCACTGTTCGGCGAGGACCGTTCCCGCGGCTCTTCGAGCAACTACTCCGGCTCCCGCACCCAACGGAACAGCTACGACACCTATTATCAGGGAGGCTCCGGCAACCGGCAGGGGAATCCGAACCGGGCCGTAGGACGCAGCTTGCAGAACCTGGACTTTGAGTTCCGCGGAGATGCAGACGACACGCTTTCCCAGATGTACGATGCGATTCGCCAGTACGGTCAGGTCTCTGTGGGCGACCTGTGGGATCTGATGGGCGTTTCCAACGAGAGCACCGATTACAATTACGGCTGGTACAACCTTGACGGGGCGTTCATCAAGGGCATCCCGGGCGGATATCGCCTGATGCTGCCTCGCCCTGTACCGCTGCGCTGAACAATAAGAAAGGATTGATATTTATGAAGTTCCTGAAAAAGATCGACAAAACCGAAATCGTGGAAACGATGACCCGTGCTGCATCCAAGTGCAGCTACAAGCTGAAGAAGGCAAGCCCCACCATTATGATCGTTGGCGCTGCCATTGGCGGCGTGACTGCTACCGTGCTGGCCTGCAAGGCGACCATCAAGGCACAGGATATTATGACCGAGCACTATGCTCAGGTTGAGAGCATCCACACGGCCAAGAAGCAGATCGAGGATGGCACGGTCCAGCTGAGCGAGGGCGAGACCTACACCGAAAAGGATTACAAGAGCGATATTACGACCACTTACGTCCAGACCGGCCTGAAGCTGGCAAAGGTGTATGCGCCTGCGGTCACCCTGGGTGCGGTATCTCTGGGCTGCATGTTCGGTTCCCACCACATCATGTCCAGGCGCAACGCGAGCCTGACTGCGGCTTATATTGCTCTGGACAAGGCCTTTGAGGAGTACAAGAGCCGTGTATCCGACCGCTTTGGCAGCCGTGTACAGGAGGAGCTGGAGCACAATATCAAGGCTGTGGAGATCGAGAGCAAGAGCACCAACGAGCAGGGCGTGGAGGAGACCATCAAGGAATACAAGGACATCGCCATGCAGCACACCAGCCCCTATACCTGCATCTTTGACGAGACTGTGGACACCTGGCAGCCTGACAACATGCTGAACCGCAACTACCTGTTCCTGATGGAGCAGGCGGCAAACAAGCGTCTGCGCACCCAGGGTCACCTTTTCCTGAACGACGTTCTGGCATCTCTGGGCACCCACGGAGGTGTGACCTTGAAGACCCCGGAAGGCCAGATCGTGGGCTGGATCTATGACCCGAACGACCCGACCCGACAGAACCACGTGGATTTTGGTGTGACCAACTACGTCGAGGGTGACGAGGCACTGAACAGCTTTATCAACGGCGGGGAGCGCTCGGTGATGCTGCGGTTCAACTGTGACGGGCCCATCATCGACAAGATCTGAGACTGATATTTTGGAGGAATACGCTATGACCAGATTCGTTAAGAGACTGTCTTACCTGTTTGCTGCCATGGCCGGAGTCTGCTTCGTCTCTGGTCTGGCGGTTCTTTCTGAGTGAGGTGGAACGATGGAAACTTTGGAAAGCACTTTCCTGTTTCTGGACTATCTGACCGATACCAAACGCAAGCGCCACATGGTGGGAGGCATTCTGATGAGTGTCTCCCTTTTCTTTGGCGGACTGGCGTTTACCATGATGACGATCAAAGGAGACATCGACAATGAACAAGACCATGCGTGATATTCTGCTCTTTGCAGCAGGTTTTGGGGCAGGTGCCCTTGTGATGCACACCGTTTTCGAGAAGAAATACGAGACCTATTACGGCAAACAGTACGAGGCCGAGCGTGAGAATCTGCGGCAGAAGGAAGCCGATATGGACAAGACCATCGAAGAAAGGGCGACCCAGAAGAGCTTTGAACAGCTGGCCGGGAAGTACCGTACCGAATCTGACCCGGAAGATGTGGTGGCACATGAGGGCATCGAAGTCATTGAGCCGGATCAGTTTGGTGAGCTGGACGACTACGAGACTTCCTTCCTGACCTACTACGCAGACGGAAAGCTGGTGTTCGATACGGAGAATCAGCCCGTGGACGAAGATGATATTCCGAAGATCATCGGCAACGAGGCGCTGAACCGCATGGGCGAGTTTGCACTGAGCGCTGTTCATGTCCGCAACCACAACTACCACAAGGATTACGAGATTCTCCGTGTTCGGGAGAACTGGCCCGGCAACCACGACAATGAGGAGGATGAATGAACTTTATGAGGAAGACGGAGCAGTATTATGACTGGCTCTACAAGATCGTCTGCGGCGAATGGGAACCCCGGAACCTCAGCTTTCACCGCTTACTGATGTATCTTTTTAACCGGGATTATATTCCGGCGTGCGAAATGGATGTCTGCCGGGCAACGGACGGCATCAACCTGCGGTACCGCTTTGCATCGGAGAATAATATTCCGTACGGAAAGATCGATGCGGTATTTCAGGGCGTACCCTGCTCTATGCTGGAGATGATGGTTGCGCTGGCGATTCGCATCGAGGAGCACATCATGGAAGACCGCAGCATGGGCAACCGTGTAGGGCAGTGGTTCTGGAGCATGGTCGTCAGCCTGGGTCTGGCCGCCATGGACGACACCCGTTTCAGCGAAGAGCGCGCGGAACCGATCCTGGCCCGGTTTATGGATCGGGACTATCAGCCGAACGGGGCTGGTGGTCTCTTTACGATTACCCGTACGTCCATCGACATGCGTACCATTGATATTTGGTACCAGTTGATGAGCTGGTTGAATGAGAATGAGTTTTGATGACATATGAATCAAAAATCTGCATCCCTATGGAAGGATTTGTTGAGAAGATACTCGACGATTCCCATGTGATGCTGCGAATCACGGCGTGTCGAGACGAGAACAACATTGGTCAGCTGATTCTGGCTGACCCGAATTACTGGAGGAAAATTGACAATGGAACTGACTGATATTTTGATCGACCTGAGCAACAGCAAGGCTGCACTGGAGGTGGCCAATCACACCATCCGCCGCATGAAGGGCAAATGCATCCGGAAGAACATTCTCATCGCTGGCCTGCTGTGGTTCGGCTTTGTTTCCTGCAAGATGGTGAACGAGGCGGAAAAGCAGCGCAAGGAAGCCGATGAGCGTGCCCGCGAGGCAGAGGCAGCGCTGGCCCAGATGACCCTCCAGAAAGAAAAAGACGTATAAAAACCTCGGAGAAAGGAGGAAGTCAGTTACAAATGATTGATTTCCTGATGATTGCAACGCGGACGGGAAAACGCGGGACAATCGAAATTTATCCCAAATTCATCATCAAGAAGTCGAAAGACCTGATGATCCGGGGTTCTGATTTTTACGCGGTCTGGATGGAAGAGCGGGGATTTTGGAGTACGGACGAACAGGATGCGCTCCAGATGATCGACCGCGCGCTGGATATTTACGCGGAGGAACACAAGCAAGTCTTCAATGACAGCTACCGTGTTCTGCACATGTGGGACGCGGAGAGCGGGATGATCGACAACTGGCACAAATACTGTCAGCGTCAGATGCGGGACAACTACCACACCCTTGACGATACATTGATATTTGCGAACACCCCGGTCAAGAAGGAAAGCTATGCGTCGAAGCGGCTGCCATATCTTCTGGAGGAGGGGAACATCAGCGCCTACGACGAGCTGATGGCTACCTTATATTCTCCCGAGGAGCGGAAGAAGATCGAATGGGCGGTTGGCGCGATCGTGAACGGCGATTCCCGCAAGATCCAGAAGTTCCTCGTGCTCTATGGTCCACCCGGCAGCGGCAAATCGACCGTACTGAACATCGTCCAGAAACTTTTTGACGGGTACTGGTCGGTATTCGACTCCAAGGTGCTGGGGTCATCGTCCAATGCGTTTGCGCTGGAGGCGTTCAAATCGAACCCGCTGATCGCGATCCAGCACGACGGTGACCTTTCCCGCATCGAGGACAACACCCGACTGAACTCGCTGGTATCCCACGAGACCATGCTGGTGAACGAGAAGTTCCGCAGCCAGTATTCCAGCCAGTTCAAGTGTTTCATGTTTCTGGGCACCAACAAGCCTGTTAAGATCACGGATGCAAAATCGGGCCTGATCCGACGACTGATCGATGTGGAACCTACCGGCGAAAAGATCCCTGCAAAAAAGTACCGTGACCTTGTAGCGAAGGTGGACTTTGAGCTGGGTGGCATCGCATGGCACTGCAAGGAGGTATACGAGCAGAACAAACATCTCTACGATGATTATATTCCGACCCGTATGCTGGGTGCATCGAACGACTTTTACAACTTCATGCTGGATTCCTTTTATATTTTCAAGAAGGAGGATGGTGTATCCCTGAAGCGGGCCTGGGCGATGTACAACACCTACAACGACGAGGCAAAGGTGGCGTACCCCTATTCGCGCCGTGCATTCCGGGAAGAGCTGATGAACTACTTCGAGGAGTACAAGGAACGCGCGGAGACCGTGAATGGCGAGCGGGTACGGAGCTACTACAGCGGCTTCAAAGCGGAGAAATTCAAAGAGTTCCTTGACGAACCTGTGAAGGCAGAAGAACCCACTGCCGAGCCAGAAACGTCATGGATCGAGTTCAAGGAGCAGCATTCTCTCTTCAATGATATTTGCAAGGACTGCCCTGCACAGTATGCGACAGACGATGGCATTCCGATGCGAAAATGGGAGAATGTCAAGTCAAAATTGGCCGAACTGGATGCTTCGAGACTGCACTACGTGAAAGTTCCGGAGAATCACATTGTCATCGACTTTGATATTCCTGGGCCGGATGGAAAAAAGAGCTTCGAGCGCAACCTGGAAGCTGCCTCCAAATGGCCCCAGACCTATGCAGAGCTGAGCAAATCTGGTGCGGGCATCCACCTGCATTATATTTACACCGGCGATGCAACGAAGCTGAGCAGGATCTACGACGAGAACATCGAGGTCAAGGTGTTCACGGGGAAGTCCTCTCTGCGGAGAAAACTGTCGAAATGCAATGATATTCCGGTTGCGACCATCAGCAGCGGCCTGCCACTGAAGGGAGAAACGAAAATGGTTGATACAAAGCAGATCCAGGATGAGCGGCACCTGCGTATCCTCATCAAGAAAGCCCTTGCCAAAGAGATCAGCCCCTATACGAAGCCCAGCATTGACTTTATTGCGCACATCATGGACGAAGCCTACGAGGGCAATGTCGTTTACAACGTGGACGACATGCGGAATGCGATCCTGGGCTTTGCCGCCAGCAGCACGAACCAGGCGGACACCTGCCTGAAGATCGTGGCGAAAATGCACTTCAAGTCGAAGGACGATATTCAGCGGGAGGCCCCTGTGGGGGAGGAAACGCCATTGATATTTTTCGACGTGGAGGTGTTCCCGAATCTGCTGCTCGTGAACTGGAAGTTTGCCAAGCAGGAGCCTGTACATCGCATGGTGAATCCTACGCCGGAGGAGATCGAGACCCTGACAAAGTATCGGCTGGTTGGCTTCAACAACCGCAAGTACGACAACCATATCCTCTGGGCCCGCATGATCGGGATGTCGGTGGAGCAGATCTATGCGCTGTCCAACCGGATCATCAACGAACACACGGGCTTCTTTGGTGAGGCGTACAACCTGTCCTACACGGATATTTTCGACTTCTCGTCGAAAAAACAGAGCCTGAAGAAGTTTGAGATCGAGTTGGGCATCCACCATCAGGAGCTGGGGCTTCCTTGGGATCAGCCGGTGCCGAAGAGCCTGTGGGACAAGGTGGCCGAGTATTGCGACAACGATGTGATCGCGACCGAGACCCTGTTCTACTCGAAAAAGCGTCAGGCAGACTTTGTGGCGCGAGAGATCCTGGCAGACCTTGCCGGGATGACGGTGAACGACACGACAAACTCGCTGACAACACGCATTATTTTCGGCAAGGAAAAACACCCCCGGCTGGTCTACACCGACCTTGCTACGGGAAAATCCGATGCGATCGTGGAAGTCGAGCCTGATATTTTGACCGACTGCAATATCATCAATGCTTTTCCCGGTTACGAGTGGACCAAAGGCGAGGACGGCAAGTACCACAACATGTTCCGGGGCACAGACCTGGGCATGGGTGGTTATGTCTACGCTGAGCCCGGGATGTACACGAATGTAGCTTTGCTGGACGTTGCGTCGCTGCATCCGCATTCGGCTGTTGCCATGAACTACTTTGGCGAGTACACCAAGCATTTCAACGACCTGATGGATGTACGAATCTACGTCAAGCACGGCGAGTACGAGAAGGCAAAGGGGCTCTTTGGCGGCAAACTGGCAAAGTACCTCGATGATCCGCAGCAGGCAAAGGCTCTGGCGCAGGCGTTGAAGATCGCCATCAACTCGGTTTACGGGTTGACCAGTGCAAGCTTCGACAACCCGTTCCGTAACCCCAAGAACGTCAACAACATTGTGGCGCTTCGAGGGGCTTTATTTATGCGCACTTTGCAGGATGAAGTGCAGCAGCGCGGCTTTAAGGTCGCGCATATCAAAACGGATTCGATCAAGATCCCCGATGCGACCCCGGAAATCATTGCGTACTGCATGGATTTTGCGAAGAAGTACGGCTACACGTTCGAGCATGAGGCAACCTACGAGCGGATGTGCCTGGTGAACAATGCCGTTTATATTGCGAAATACATGACTGCGGACCGCTGTGAGGCGCTTTACGGCTATATCCCGGGCGACTGCAAGGACGAAGGCGGCGAATGGACGGCGACGGGCACCCAATTCCAGGTGCCGTATGTGTTCAAGACCCTGTTCTCCAAGGAGAAAATCGAGTTCACTGACCTCTGCGAGACAAAGACCGTTTCCAAGGGCGCTATCTATCTCGACAAGAACGAGGATCTGCCCGAAGGCGAACACAATTATATTTTTGTGGGACGCGTGGGACAGTTCTGCCCGATCATGCCGGGAAAGGGCGGAGCTCTGCTGCTTCGGGAAGCGGGCCTGACGGATACCGGCGAACGGAAATATGCTTCTGTGACCGGAGCAAAGGATTACCGCTGGCTGGAAAGCGAGGCGGTCTATCAGCTTCAGATGCAGGAGGATATCGACAAAAGATATTTCAACCGGGAAGTCGATGAGGCAGTTGAGGAGATCTCCAAGTACGGCGACTTCAACTGGTTCGTTGGCGACGACGGTGTTGCTCCCTGGACTGCGCCAGATCTTCCCTGGAGCGATGCGCAGGAAGAAGCAGCAAGAAATTTTGACGTGAGGTGATATTCTATGACGAACAAACTGTACGATTCCAAAGGACAGCTGATTGGCTATATCAGAACCGTTGAGAAGAATATGCATGACGACCTGATGAAGGTGATTCTTTCCACTGGTCACGAACTCGTATTTGGCCCGTGTGATCTGACCTCTGATCGAGACGGCAATTGGCGTATCCGTTCTGGTGCGCTCTATCCTCGGTGTGAGGGTAAGAAGACGGATTCTGCTATGAACACAGCTGCTATCAAGGACGTTATCTTTGCTCCTCCGGCCACGATCGTTTACTGGTCGGATGGTTCCAAGACCGTTGTGAAGTGCAGCGAGAAGGATGTTTTCGACCCGGAGAAGGGGCTGGCCATGGCGATTGCAAAGCGTTGCGGCGGCAACAAGGGCAGCTATTACAAGGAGATCCAGAATTGGGTCGAGAAGAGCGGGAAGAAGTATCCCGGGAAGCCTGCTGCCGGAAAAGCTGTCGATCTGGATGTGCTGAAAAAGTACAGTTCTGAGGCAAATAAGGATTTTGAGAAGTTCCTCAGCGCGGTCATGAGCAACAATCAGTCTGGTACACTTCTCCACCTGACAGCACTCGTGGCAGATCTGAAAATTCTGGAAAATGAATTCAACAAGTAAAAAGGAGACTGATATTTATGTACACCAAGCGCCAGAAAGTCAATATCGACGATACCCGTTTCATCTTTACCACCAACTTCAGCGGTGATCCCAGCCGTGATCGCTTTGGCTCGGACAAGCGCCGCGTCAACGTGGTGATCCCGACCATGGAGCTGGTGAATCACCTCATGGACCTCGGTGTGAAGGTTCGTCAGACCAATCCGAATCCTGAGCGTACCTACGACGAGCCGTTCGTTCCGACCTACTTTGTGCCGGTGACGATCAACATGGACTCCAAGTGGCCCCCGCATATCTACTGGGTCACCACTTCCGGCAAGCGCCTGCTCTGCAACATGGACACGATCGGCCAGCTGGACTTTATTCGGGTCAAGAACGTCTGTCTCCAGGCAAACCTTGTCGAGAAGCGGAACGCACCCGGCGAGTACAGCCTGTATGCGGATGTGATGTACGTTGAGCAGGATGCGGATGCTGATCCGTATGCAGAGCGCTATGCCCGGTTTGCAGCTCCTGAAGCAGACATGGCAGAGCCGAGCGACCACACCGAAATTCCGTTCTGAGGTGAAGCATATGAAGAAACTGTTTATCAGCGCACCGATGAAAGGGCGCACTGAAGCACAGATCCGAGCAACCATGGAGCAGATGCACCATATTGCTGAGGCTGTGTTTGGCGAGGAGCTGGAGGTGATCCGGACTTATATTTCTGATGATCCTCCGGCTGATGCGAATCAGGCAGTCTGGTACCTCGGTGAGAGCATCAAGAAGATGGCGGATGCAGACTACTTTATCGGGATCTACGATGAGGAGAAGGCGTTCCGTGGCTGTGCAATCGAAAATCTGGTTGCCCGTTCGTACAATATCCCGAGCTATGTGATCAATTTTGGTTTCGTAGCCCCTGATATTACGGAAGCTCGTGCAAAAGCCAACCGGAAGTACAACAGCTATTATTGATCATTGATATTTTTCGAGTGCCAGGGTCAGTCCCTGGTCGAATGCCCACGTCGCAAATGGCGGCTCTAAGGAAACAGCTCGATTTATATTTTTGATGTGCAATTTGGGAGGTTGACAGTATGAAAGTTCTGAGGGTTCGCCCAAAGCATTACCCTGAAGTGATCGACATTGACTGTTCTCTGGAATCACTCCAGAAAGAGGTGGAAGGCCCGATTCAGGCTGTTTACCCGTGGGACGATGAGGTGGCATTGATTTGCAACGAAGAAGGAAAGCTGCATGATGATTGCATGGAGAAACTCAACCGGACGCTCGACGGCCCTTATGGTATCCCCATTGATATTATCGTTGGAACATTCCTGATTGTAGGCCTCACGGAGGATGATTTCGGTGAGCTTTTGCCGGAGTTCGTCGAGAAGTACGAGAAGATGTTCCATCAGCCAAGAAAGTTTGTCACCTACACGGATAGCAACGGCAAAGTGCATCTCGACGTTGATTATTGTACACCTGAAGAATAAGCACATGAGAGTCCTGGAGAAATCTGGGGCTCTTTTATTTGAGTCATTAGCATGGGCTGTACGGTGGGTTCGATTCCCGCATGACTCGCAACCGGGCCAGAGAGCCTGATATTTGAATAACAGAAGGAGTAAGGATTATGAGCAGAGAAAAAGTAAAAGAGATCGTCGATTACATGGTTTCGGAGGGTACACAGAACACCAACTACGGCTGCTGGGCCTTTGATATTCCGGAACTGTGCGACAAGTTCGGCCTTCCGTTGGAATGGTTCTATGAGCACAACGATGATATTTGCCGCGAACTCGACGAGCGTGATGAGGTTGCTGATTACGAGCAGAACTACGACTGGAACAACCATCCGCTGGATTACGACCTGGTTTATTACACGGACTTCTGCCATTTTGAGGAGGTGTGATATTTATGGGCGGACTTCGCAGAGTAGATAAGGCTTGCAAAAAATGCGGCGCTATGATGTATCAGGTTCCGTCAAAAAGATTGTACTGCGATAAATGTCGAGACACCGTACCGCGTAACATGTCAAAGACGGAAGAAAAACCTAAAAAGCTCACACTGTCAGAAATCATGCGCGAAGCAGACAAGGAGGGCTTGCAATATGCGTCCTACTGCAAAAAGCACGGACTTTACTAAGAAAAAAGAGCTCTGGAAGGTGTTCAGAAAGCACCGGAAAGAGCTCTTTGCTTATACCGTCAGAGGGGAGGGTGAAGATGAGGAAGAGGCGACGATTTCGCTTCTGGCCTACGAGAATCACTGCAAGAAAAGTGACATTTATGTGACGTTGGAAATGAGGTGAGCGACCTGATGGCAGGTGTAACGCTCTACGACTACCAATTGGATGCGATCAACCGTATGAAAATCGGCTGCATCTTATGCGGAGGCGTAGGAAGCGGAAAATCGAGAACGAGTTTGGCGTTCTATTACAAACTTTACGATGGGGAGGTGAACACAGAGAATTATGTTCGTATGACAGAGCCCCCGGATCTTTACATCATCACGACTGCCCGAAAACGGGATACTGGCGAGTGGGACGAAGAACTGGCCCATTTCTATATGTCTACAGATCCAGAGCATGATATTTACGAGCACAAGGTCGTGGTGGATTCCTGGAACAATATCGGAAAGTACGTTGGCGTGAAGAATGTGTTCTTTATATTTGACGAGCAGCGAGTCGTTGGAAAGGGCGCATGGGTGAAATCTTTCTACAAAATTACGCAAAATAACGAGTGGATATTGCTCAGCGCCACCCCCGGGGACTGCTGGACGGATTATATCCCGGTGTTCATCGCCAATGGGTTCTACCGAAACAGAACGGACTTCAACAACCAACATGTGGTATACAGCCAATTCTGCACGAAGTACCCGAAGATCGACCGGTATCTGAATACCCAGCGCTTGGTACGGTTGCGGGAACGGATTCTTGTTGACATGGACTTCGAGCGGCCGACTGTCTCACACCATGAGAATGTATTTGTGGATTACGACAAGGTGAAGTATCTGTCGATCTGCAAGAACCGGTGGAACCTCTGGGAGAACAAGCCAATCGAGACCGCCAGCGAGTTCTGCTATCTGCTGCGGAAGTTGGTGAACGCTGATGCAAGCCGACAAGAAAAAGTGCTGGATATTTGTAAAGGCAGACCTAGGGTCATTATCTTCTATAATTTCGATTATGAGCTTGATATTCTGATAGGTCTGGACTATGGCAAAGACACCGAAGTTGCACAATGGAACGGGCACAAGCATCAGCCGCTTCCTGAAGGCGACAGGTGGGTGTATCTGGTGCAGTACAATGCCGGTGCTGAAGGCTGGAACTGCATCAAAACGGACACCATTATATTTTACAGCCAGAACTACTCATATAAGATCATGGAGCAAGCCTCGGGGCGTATCGACCGACTGAATACACCTTACAAGGATCTGTACTACTACCATCTGAAGAGTAGGAGCGGTATTGATCTGGCGATTTCGAGAGCCCTGAACTCGAAGAAGGCGTTTAACGAGAGGAAATTTTATGGAGCAGGTTAACTTTGAAGATGTATTTGCTGACCTGATTCATTCTTTTGAATCTGCGGCAGATAAAATAAAGAAAATCACAGATGAATTGGAGGACGAGGTTTATATGAGAATTGCAAATGACCGGAAAGCTGCCAATGGATTCCGTCCGAGCTATCCGAAATGCAAGATTCCTAAGACCGACATGGCTAACAAAGTTATGCAGGGGCGGATTCATAAACACTGCTAATAGAAAGGATTGATATTTGTGATTAAAGATTCTGGAGATCGCACCGAATTTGAAACTGGTGCAAAGCGTGATATGCACGCAGGGAAGGGGCGGATGGATCTTCTGCCTTGGTATGGCATCATGGAAGTCAGCAAGCACTGCGAGGAGGGCGCACTGAAGTATGGTGAGCACAACGTAGACAAGGGTATTCCGCTGCATTCGCTGCTGGACAGCGCTTCTCGGCATCTGGCAAAGTACATGGTTGGCATGGACGATGAGGATCACCTGCGCGCGGCCTGCTGGAACCTGCTGTGGGCATTGAATCAGCGAGAGACCCATCCGGAACTGGATGATAGGTTCTCCGTTAAGCAGGAGAAGACCCAGAAAAAACGTCCTTGGATATCGGTTGAGTGTACCAACTGCAATAAACGCCATCCTGTTGCCCCTGAGGTGTGGCTGTACGACATGGATGAAGTTCCTGCGAGCAGTAGAATTTTGAAATGCCCGTTTTGCAATGAGCATTGGATACATAAATACATCGGTAACCTCGATGAGTATGCAAACCCTGACGAAAAGCTCGTTGCCGTTAAATGCGGTGACTGTAATGCTCATTTTGGGATTCCTACATCTAACTGGAACAGTATGAAGGAGTGCACAATCCATAACGGTGAGGTTCTGGCACGTTGCCCTCGCTGCGGAAAGGACACTTTTATTTCAGAGGTAAGCGCTGATGAATAACTGGATGCGCGAAGTGGATTATGCAACCTACTGCCCGAAATGCAAGAGTTTCAAGGTGCTGGAGACGGACGAGTCCTGCCACGAGTGCCTGACGGAGTGTGCGCGGGAGGGTACGGTGAAGCCTCTGAAGTTCGAGGAGAAGACGCGAAAATAACAGACTCCTTTATGGAGAAATCCAAATACTGACTATAAAGGAGAAATATTTATGGCAAAGGTTTACACTATGGAAGAACTCGAAAGAGCACGAAAGAAAGCTCAAATTCGGGAGTGGTTCCAGGACAAAAAGGTAAAAGCACAGACTTGGTGTTATGAGCACAAAGAGCAGATTATTACTTATGGTCCGGTTGTTGTGGGCGGAATTGCAGCAGGAGCAAAAATGCTGTCGAAGCACGCGGCACTGACCAAGGAGCAGAATCTGAAGGATTTGTACTGCTACGACAGAAGTTTGGGACATTACTGGAAATTGCGTCGGGAACTGACGAACGAAGAATGGCTGGAAATCGATAAGAGAAAGAAAAACGGTGAAAGACTAAGTGATATTCTCGATGATATGAGGGTGTTGGACTGACTTCATTATGGAGCCGTGGAGAAATCTGCGGCTCTTTATTTTCTGAACTGTAACAAAAAGGAGCGATTCAAATGCACGAGATTCAGGAAAAAGCCACGACCCATAAGGTCTTCATGAAAATCATCCGCCCTTGGCCCGGACGAAGCGGATATTTAGAAAAGTTCTCTGATTTAACCTCGAACGGTATGGCAAGGTTTCGCTTTGAGGGTGATAACTACGATACCATCGCCCATGTGAGCAATATGGAATATAAGGTATATGACTGATTTCAAATCTAAAATTGTAGAGTACCAGGAGGAACGGTGAACGCTAAATGATATTTGCTGAAGAGGATCTGAACTCTTTGAATGCTATTGCTGGACTATTGGCTTCATTCGGGTGTGATAGTCAGGCTGGCTGTGTGCTTTATATTCAGCATAAAATTGCAAAGACCATGGAGGCTGACGAAAGGAAATGCAGAAATGAGAAACATGTCTAAGAAAACCTGGAAACTCCGGGTTTGGAATCACATGACCGAGATGCAGAAGTTGGATATTCTGCTGAAGCATGCTAAGGTTCCGCATACTTATGAACGTCGCTGGCCAGAGATGGACAGAACGGACTGTCAGGAATATCTCCCGGGCGGACGACACGATGGTGGTGAGCAAATCACTGCATATGATGCTGCTGGAAATCGTATCTGGGATGGCATTTGGGGTTGGGGTTCCTATGGCTTTGAGCAGGGGCTTATCGAGGTGATGGGTAGGCAGGCACTTGGCCTTGATGATGTTGAGGGCTGGCTCACGGCTCGTCAGGTTACAAAGATGTGGAGGTGTAGAAATGCTGCGAAAAATCGTTGATTTCGCCAAAAAGATATTCCGTATGGAGCCGATTCCAACGACGGTCAATACCATGTGGGAGGCTTTGCGGGATCTTGAGGTGGCCCGGAACCACTTTGAGAACTGCGATCCGGAGTTTATCACGGCTGCTATCTTCGAGTTGAACGCTGCGGAGAGCCGTCTGGATGCGGCGAGGAGGTGTGTGGGGTGAAGCCGTTTTATTATCCGACTTACAAGTGCCGATTTTGCGAGAGGGAATTTAGCGATGGGCATCCCTACTGTAATCTCGAAGATGCGAAGAACAATCTGGCCGGTCTGATGGCGTTCCGCCCAATTCATTATTGCGATGGTGGTCATATTGGCATTGGATATTTTACAGGTCTCGAAAGGGTTGATAAGGATGAATAATGTTTGGGAGAGGATCGGCCATATGCTGGGTCATATTCTGGCGGCAACGCTGGTTATTTGCGCATGGCTGATCATTATTGTGTTCACGCTGAAGGTGATCTGGTTCATTTTATTCCGTATTCTGCTGTGAGGTGCGATATGATTGACTATGAAGAAGTTGTTGAGGCCATATGGAGGTACGACTGCCCTCGAATCGACATTGATGAGGATATTACGACGCTTTATGCGGATGGCAAAGCCTTTGCGCAAGTTATTCACAGGGCCGACGGGTCACGCGAGGACTTGTATTTTGAGGATTACGAGCTTCAAAAAGATATCCTGATCAAGCCGAACGCTACATTGCGTGATGCGGTCGAGCTTTGCATGAATGGTGACATTAGCTACGCAGATGCCCGTGAATGGTGTATGGAGAATGATATTTCACTTGGGCAGTTCGACAGGTGGCTTTATGGTGCGCTGAGAAAGTCTGATACCCCTGCCCGTGTGGAACCGAAAGAACCGTGGCCATATCGAGTGGTGGCGGGCATCAGGGTTTCGTGGTCAAAGCAGAAAATAAGCAGGAGGCCATCAAGAAGGGCATGGCGTTTGCAAAGAAACATGCTTCGGGTGATATCTGTGGGAATTGGGAATGCAAAATGATATCGGAGTGGACAACATGAACAACGACTTCGGAGCACTTACGATACTTGCACCTAAATGCCAGAAGTGTCCGAAGGTGGAAACTTGCGACCATAAGCAACTGGCTCATCTCGGATACATTATCCCAATCGAGGATATTGGCATCAGTATGGTGGCCCAAAGAGGTAATGGAAAGAGCCTGCGGCAGTTTGAAATCATTGATTCATTGATGAAAAGGAGAACTAATTATGAAAATCGTTGAACCTAAGTACGAAATCCTCACTGATATTTCTGAGGGAGGCATTAAGGAGCTCCAGCAGATCGAGCGGGTGGCCCGGGTCTGCTACAAGAGCGAGGACAAGATCACGCCGGATGGTGAGTCGGCAAAGAAACTGGTGGGCTTTCTGGTGAAGCAGGGGCATGAGGCTATGCTGGAGCATTCGCAGCTGTCCGTGCTGTTTACCTGTGACCGGGCCATTGCCAACGAGTTGGCACGGCACCGTATTGCGAGCTTTGCGCAAGAGAGCACACGGTACTGCAACTACTCGAAGGAGAAGTTTGGCGGGGAGCTGAGTTTTATCCGGCCGTATTATATTGATGTGACCGACACTGACGAGAAACGTGAAAGCGCAGAATATACGCCTGGCAGCACCTGGCTTGATTCCTGCGAATCTGCGGAAATCCTTTATAAGGATATGATCGCACTCGGTATGCGTCCCGAACAGGCCCGTTGTGTGCTGCCGCTGTGCTTGAAGACCGAGATCGTGGTGACGGCCAACTACCGTGAGTGGCGCAACATCTTCAAGCTGCGTACTCCTGTGGCGGCCCATCCTCAGATGCGGGAGCTCATGTGCCCGCTGCTGATGGAACTCCAGAAGAAGATCCCGGTGGTGTTCGATGATATTTACACGTACTGGCCTGCGGATGACCAGACACGGAAAGGAAGTATGGTGAAGTGATGCGAATTGTGCTGCTCGCAAGCATTATTTTGCAAGCTATCGCAATTGGAATGTCTTTTGCTGAGAACATCGGCGAAGAAAAACAGAGAATCATCAGATATACAGGATGGTTCTTGCTTTTGATTTACATGATATTTGGTTGAGGCGATTAACTATGAAAAATCGTATTATTTGCGTCGTTGCATGTATAATGATGCTCGTTGGCTGCCTCGGGTTATGCAGTTGTGGAAACTATAGGGTGTTTGATACGACATTTACCTATTCCTGGGCACAGATTAAGTTGCCCGATGGAAGTATCGTTCAAGGTAAAGTGGACAACTGGACTGACTACGAAGGCGATCAGCTGCAAATCACGATTGACGGTACCACATATCTGGTTCATGCAGCAAATGCTATTATGAAAACCTGAGTGGGAAAGGATGTGGTGATAAGAAATGCAGCAAAGAACGTATGATTTTCTCGCTAAGTTGAAGGTTCCCATGCTGACCTTCGGCGGGGAGCTGATGGGCGAGGCTGTGGAGATGGTCGTCGATGACTTGAACTCGCACCGATTTATGTCCATGAGGGATATCGAGGCATCACTGGCAGATAAGTTCAATTGCAGCCCTGGTGTTGCGGATCGCCGGATGCGGTATGCGTTGGATATGGCGGAATATCGCTCTGGTGGGGTTAATGTTGAGCTGGAGAATCTGAAGAGTACGTACGATATTAAGGTGCTGTCGCTGAAGAAATTCTTGTATGCAGCGGGGAGAAGTTTGATGACGGAGGTGAGTGTGGGTAATGACCGCGGGTGAATTTAACGAACTGGCCAAGCAGGGGAGAGTATGGGCTAAGATCGTGGCTAATTTTAGTGGTGAATACGGGCTGGTTGAGAAAATTTCCGGTTTGACGAACCAGTTTGTGAGGTTTCGGTTCAAGGGTAAGAAGTGTGATACGATCATCTCACCGGAGAATGTGATGTTTGAGATTGAGGATTAAGGTATGAAACTGGATAAAAATGTTATTTGGGTAAGACCGCCCTGATTTACTTGACTATGGGCAGAGCACATGATATCCTTGATACATGACGAATAGGAGGTGCTTTTATGGCACGGACGGTAAAATGCCCTGGCTGTGGTGCGGATCTTACGGTGAAGGATGACAACCGAGATTTCATGTTCTGTGAGTTCTGCGGGACGAAGGTTCGGCTCGATGACTATCAGGAGACACATCGGTTTGTGGATGAAGCACGAATCCAAGAGTCCAAGGATGCGAAAGAACTTGAGCTCAAGAAAATGGAGTTTGAGGAACGGAAGAGGAAAGAAAATGATGAGTTTCTAAAGAAAAACTGGAAATGGTTCCTTTTGTTTTTTATTTGCTTAATCGCTTTTTGCCTTTTTATGAGCTATATAACTCCAGAAAAAGAAAGCGCCATTGATCGAGGACTTGACATTTTAGAAACTTATGTTAAGTCAAAAGGGTAATCTCATGCCCATTTCTGCCCATTTTATTTTTCGCAGTTTTTGGGATTTTTCGAGAAAACGTCAAAAAAGTGCCATTTTTGTGGCCAAAAACCCACTTTGTGGCCAAAAATTTTTATAAAAATGGCCACAAAATTTAACGTAAATACGTTAAAAATATGCCGTTTGGCCAAAAACCCACTTTTTTCTTTAACTTACTTAAAAAAATGAAAATATATATATAGTAATAGAGGATAAAAAACGGGTTTTTGGCCACAGCGAGTTTTTACCCATTTCCACCTTGCAAAAGAGCGCCAAATAGTGTATTCTTAAAGCACCGTGTACGAACGTAGCACTCCCAACATATATGAGGTGAAAAGTTATGGATAAGTACGGTATTGAACATTGGATCACAACTGACCAATATGGAAATGAAGTTGAATGCTTTGCAAATAAATTTGCAGAGGTTCATACGAAACGTCCGATTTGTGTTTGCGGTGAGCCGATGGTGGAAACTCGTGAACTCGAATGGGACTGCCCTAAATGTGGGGCACACCTCGAAGCGGAAGATGTTTCCAGAAGTATCAATCCGGATGATTATATGACCTGTAACCTTGAGCCTGATGAAGACTACGGAGAGTACAAATATATGGAAGATGACGATGGTAGTCGAGCTTTCCTTGCTGGTGCACCGGGATACGAGATTGATTTCTTTCACCTAATTTAATATAGCCACGGCATTGCCTCTGCACGAAAAATGCAGGGGCTTTTTCTTTTTCTCTGAAAATTCCTAAAAATTCACATTTTTTCCTAAAAACTCACGCGAGAAAAACATCCCCTTTTATGGGGGGAATAGAATGCGTCTCAGGATGCACTATTCCTCTTATTTTGGAGGTTGCATCATGCTCGAAAACAAATTCAAGACAGGATTGATAAGGGAGCTGAAAGAACGCTTCCCCGGCTGTATGGTTGTCCATCTTGACCCAAACGAGATTCAGGGAATCCCCGATCTCTTGGTTCTCTACGGCACAACATGGGGCGCATTGGAGGGCAAGAAGTCAGCGAGTGCATCTCATCGTCCAAATCAAGACTATTACGTTCAGCAGATGGACGAGATGAGTTTTGCGGCCTTTATCTATCCCGAAAACAAGGAGGAAGTTCTTAATGAACTGGCGAGATCATTCGAGGCTCACGGGGAAACATGCCCTCCTCGGAGCAAGTAACTACCATTGGTTGAACTATGACGCAGATAGATTGACCAATGCAGTTCTTAATTACCAGGCGAAGGAACGGGGAACACGGCTGCACGCATTTGCAGCAGAGTGCATTGATCTGAAGCAAAAACTGCCGAAGAACAAGAAAACCCTCAATACCTACGTGAACGATGCCATTGGTTTCCGCATGGATACCGAGCAGGTGCTGTATTACAGCGACAACTGCTATGGAACTGCGGATGCCATTTCGTTCAACGATGGGTTCCTTCGCATTCACGACTTAAAAACCGGAGCTGTTCCTGCACACATGGAGCAGCTCTATATTTATGCCGCTCTGTTCTGTCTGGAGTACGGATACCACCCGAAAGATATTCGGATGGAGCTCCGTATCTACCAGAACGATGAAGTTTGGGTCGAGAACCCCACTGAAGAGGAAATCAGCCCCGTCATCGCTAAAATCAAAGAGTTCGACCCGATCATCACTGATATTTTGTTAGGAGTGGCAGCATGAATCCGATTGAAAAAGACCTCCGTTCTTATTTTGGCATCACTTCCGAAAGCAATATCCTGGAGCACTATGGTACCAAGCGACATTCTGGTCGTTATCCTTGGGGCTCCGGCGATAACCCGTATCAGCATTCCGGCGATTTCCTGTCTCGTGTAGAGGAGCTTAAAAAGAAGGGCCTCTCGGAGAAGGAGATCCTGGAGACCATCAACGACTCTCTCCCTGACGAGTATAAGATGGGCTTGACCGAGTTCCGCACTGCACGTCAGAAAGCAGGCCATGACCGTAAGGCATTGGAGTACGATCAGATTCGTGCGCTGAAGGATGACGGTCTTGGTTGGAAGGAAATTGGTGACAAGCTCGGCATGAGCGAGTCCAGTGTGAGGTCCAAGTATAACAATGCGATTGGCGAAAAAGCCAGCCAGGCTGAGAAGATTGCCGCGACTCTGAAAGAAGAGGTCGATAAGAAGGGCATGATTGATATTTCTGAGGGCGCAAATCAGGTCCTCGGAGTGTCGGAAAGTAAGCTGGACGAGGCTGCTTATATTCTGGAAGCAGAATATGGCTACCAGCGCTATGGCGTTGGTATCAGACAGCCGACCAATGTCCGTCAGCAGACGAACATCACGGTTCTCGCAAAGCCGGAGTTCGACCAGAAGTATGCTTATCAGCATCAGGATCAGATCGATTCTCTGGGCGATTACCACTCCGATGATGGCGGCGAGACCTTCACGAAGCTTCAGCGCCCCTCTAGTCTGGATTCCAGTCGAGTTGCAATTCGTTATGGCGATGAAGGCGGTCTGGACAAAGACGGTGTTATGGAGATTCGCCGTGGTGTGCCCGACCTTGACCTCGGCAAGAGCCATTATGCGCAGGTTCGTATCCTCGTTGACGGTGACCATTATCTGAAGGGCATGGCTGTCTATTCTGATGATCTGCCGGATGGTGTGGACGTTATGTTCAACACCAATAAGCCTTCTGGCACGCCCAAAATGAAGGTCCTCAAGGAAGCAAAAGCGGATCCTGATAACCCGTTTGGCGCAGCTATCAAGGCCAACGGACAGAGCATGTATATCGGCGAAGATGGCAAAGAGCACCTCTCGCCGATCAACAAGCTGAAAGAAGAGGGCGACTGGGATACGATGTCCCGGAACGTCTCTTCTCAGTTCCTTTCCAAGCAGCCCAAGAAGCTGATCGAGAACCAGCTTAACCTTACTGTCGCGGATTACAAAGCCCAATATGATGAAATCATGCGGTACGATAATCCTACGGTCAAAAAGAAGTTGCTCAACGATTTTGCTGATACGGTTGAGGGAACGTCCATGACCCTGAAGGCATCTGCTTTCCCGGGTCAGTCCACGAAGGTTATCCTGCCGATCAATAGGATCAAGGAGACAGAGGCGTATTGCCCCACCTATGAGAACGGCACTCGGCTTGCACTGATCCGTTATCCTCATGCAGGTACCTTTGAGATTCCCATTGTGACTGTCAACAACAAGAATGTCAGCGGTAAGCGGAATCTCGGTGCAATTCAGGATGCAATCGGCATCAATGCAAAGGTTGCAGAGCGCCTGTCTGGTGCTGACTTCGATGGCGACACGGTTATGGCAATCCCTGTTACTGACAAAGTCAACATTAAGTCTACTCGTGCGCTGAAAGCATTGGAAGGATTCGATCCCAAGACCGCTTATGCAGTTCCTGAAGGCAATCCGAACAATGTCAGGCTGATGAAGAAAGAGGAGAAGCAACGCGAAATGGGCGTGATCTCCAACCTCATCACTGATATGACATTGCGAGGTGCTGATGAGGACGAGCTTGCACGTGCGGTTAAGCACTCCATGGTCGTTATCGATGCGGAAAAGCATAAGCTGGACTATAAGCGCTCTGAGCGAGAGAATGGTATCCCCGAGCTGAAGCAGAAGTGGCAGATTCGTGTGGACGAGGAAGGCGCTACGCATTATGGTGGCGCATCCACGCTCCTGTCTCGCCGTAAGCAGACGGTTCGTGTACCCGAGCGTCGTGGCAGTGTTCGAGTTGATAAGGAAACTGGCGAATACATCTACAAAGAAAGTGGACGTACCTTCATTGACCCTAAGACGGGTAAGGAACGTAAGGCCGAGGACACAGTCAGCCTGATCTCCGAAACAAAGGATGCACGTACGCTGTCTTCTGGCACCATCCAAGAGAATCTGTATGCAGACTTCTCCAACAAGCTGAAGGCCATGGCTAACCAAGCGCGCAAAGAGGCGGCCAATATGAAGGGCATCCAGCGCAACCCTGAAGCGGCCAAGACCTATGCGCCTGAGGTTGCATCCCTGAAAGAGAAGTACAACAACATGATCGCTAACAAGCCTAAGGAACGCAAGGCAATGCTGATTGCGAATGCTAATATTAAGGCGAAGATTCAGGAACAGGGCTTGGATCCTACGATTGACAAGAAAGAAATCAAGAAGATCTCTTCTGTTGAGATGCAGCGTGCTCGCGATTCTGTTGGCGCAAGCGGACGCAAGTCCAAGATTGCCTTCACGGACAGGGAATGGGAAGCTGTTCAGGCTGGCGCAATTTCCGACAATATGTTGACGAAATTCCTTAATTCGTCTGATTCTGACGAAATTGTAAAACGTGCAATGCCGAAAAATGTTGCTGTTATGACTTCTGCAAAGATGTCCAAAGCAAACGCAATGCTGAGAAGCGGTTATTCTTATGCTGAAATCGCCAAGGCCTGCGGTGTTCCGGAGTCCACGGTTTACAGTGCGCTCAACAAATAACAATCAATTAAGAAAGAGGCTTTGAATAATGGTTCGATGCTTTCTTACCACCTTTGACAACCCGTACAGTCCGTACGAGGAGTTCGAGAAGTGGTATCAGTATGATATCGAGCACGGCTACAACTCTTCCGGGTTGCTTATGAGGATCGCCGAGACCTCCTCACAGTTCACGGACAACGAAAATGCCTATGAAATTGAGAAGGCAATCGATAAAATCGTTGCTGCCGACCCGATAAACATCTACAAGAAGCTCAAGATCACCGTGCCCGACGAGGACACGCTCGGCCAAACCGCGTAAACCATAGGGAGGGGGTCTCAAAATCGACACCCCCTCTCAAATCGCGCCGGTCTTTGATATTTCCCCGGAGGGAAAATTGATATTTGGGCTTTAGATATGCTGCCGAGGCCTTGGGGTGTAGACCGGGGTTTCGGCGGTTTTTGCAAGGGCTCATGGGAGTAGTATCCTCCTATATATTTGGGTTCAGGGCTTTCACGATGTTCAACCTCCATTGGGCATGATCTGCTTTTTCTTCTCCTTTCAAATGAGACAGGCTTAACTGGTACTACTGCGACTCCCATGAACCCTTGCAAAAGCAAAATAAGAATGTGAAACGAGGTTATTGCAATGAAACCTAAGAAGTCTGCTCCGGGCGAAATGTCGGCTGCAACTTCGCGGCCTGCAAGAACCCCGGAAGCACAAGAAAACTATATGATCAACCTGGCGATGAAGCTGGTTGAGAGACGACTGCTGGAAGGTACGGCATCCAGCGCTGAGACGACCCATTTTCTGAAGCTGGCGACCTCTAAGAATGAGTTGGAGAAAACAAAGTTGGAAGAGGAAAACAAGCTGCTGCGGGCAAAGACCGAGACACTACAGAATGCAAAGCACTCTGAGGAACTATACGAGAAGGCCATTGCTGCTATGAAGAAATACAACGGCCTGGGAGAGGATGACGAGTATGAATGTTGAGGTATTTCAGATCATGATCCTCGCTGCGATCCCACTGCTGATCGTTGAGATCTTTATTGGGGTCGATTATTTCGGGGTGAGCCGTCGATTTGATGCGATCCTTACAGCAATGACATATGCTACGATCGGCTTTTTGCTGTTTGGCGAGCTTATGGCGGCATGTGGGTATATTTGAGGGATCTGCGCATGATTACAATTGTGTTGGACGGGCGGTACCTGGTTATAGCGGGTGCGATCCTTAATCTGATTGGGATGTTTGCTGTTTTTATGACAGATTCCGGATACATCGAGGACGATATCTACCATTATATATCATACCTGCTGGTCGTGGCAGCAACTATGTTTGTCATCGTGGGTATTAGTATTATTTGGTGAAAAGGTGATAGATATGACACGAGAAGAATTGGAGAGATTGTGGCATGTTCTCGTGTATCAGTCAGGCGAGCCGTTAAAAGACGGCTTAGCAGTTATCGTAAATGATAAGAGTGATGAAAGCACTTATGAAAAGCTACACGGAACTTTGCACCCTGCCGACATACGAGGAGAGGCTGGAGTATTTACAGCTGCACGGGGAAGTGGGGAGAGATACCTTTGGGTTTGACCGATGGCTGAACCAGGACTTCTACCAATCGAGAGAGTGGCGGCAGTTCCGAGACAGGATCATCGCCCGGGACATGGGACGCGACCTGGGGTGCAAAGACCACCCGATCACAGACTGGGTGCTGCGGGACGGAAAGCCGATCCGACCGAAGATCTCCATCCACCACATAAACCCCATAACAAAAAATGACGTTCTCCAGCACAGCGAAAAACTGCTTGACCCGGAGAACGCCATTTGTGTTTCGGCGGCAACGCACAAGGTGATCCATTACGGAACGGGAAAGGGCCCGAAGCTGCCGGACGGAGAAAGAAGACCGGGCGACACCTGCCCATGGATAAAAACATGAATAAGTCACAAGAAGAAACTGACAATGGCTAAGGCGACAAAAAGCAAAACGACACCGACTTGGATGTACATTCCGTGATCACCGAGAAAATCAAGAGTTTTTTCGAGAATATGCTTGGCTCTATTGATAAATTCGGTGACCGAAAATTCTGGAATATGGCGATTTACTATTTCTGCATAGGTGCGGAGTTCTTCGTTATCATCGTCCGAATCCGTTTGACGACTGCTTGGCTCATCAGATAAAGAATCATCGGGCTTGAACTGTGATCCGCAATAAGGACACTCGAGAAATGCACCGTGGTCATCCATTTTTACAGGAGCGCCGCAGTTTGGACAGGTGTAGGACTGCATATATTGCCTCCGAAGTATAAGAAATACCGTTTGAGATAAGTATATCAATCCATATGTTGTATGTAAAGAAGAAAGTCTGATATCCAGTGGAGGAAATGAGTATGTACCAGAAAAAAGCATTTAACCGGCGAGAGCAGGACTACGCCATGGGGCTGCGGCGGAAGCTGGAAGAGGCAGAGGCGATGCTCCAGCACCTTGCACCGAGCCGCGCGAGAAGCCTGGCGCTGACCAAGCTGGACGAGGCACTGCTCTGGGCGAACGTGGGCATTGCGGAGGCCGGGCTCCAGCAGGGCTATACGGCTGTACCGCGGAACAGGGGCTTTGACTTTGACGATGCTTTGGCCACGAACGTGGATGGGCAGCAGGTGCGGGCAACACGGGCCGGGGATTTTACGCTTGATGGGATGAAGATTGTCCCGCGGAGGGATGAGAATCATGCTGTGACCGCACAAAACGCTGCTCCGAGTGCTGAGGGAGATCTCGTTTTGCTGAAACCTGGTCAAGTGGCGATAGATGCGGGGAGGCTGGCCAAGCTGGTCGAGGAGAGTGTACAGAAAGAAGCGGCCATGGGGAAGGACGGCGCGCCCCACAATCTGGCCGAACTGGAACTTCTGGCGAGGGCTCAGAAGGACTGGTATTATGCCATGATGAGCTACATTATGGGTGGCTACAGCGATGCCGAGGAGGAATAAAAATGGAACAGAGAGATTTTATGACCCGCGCAAAGCAGCTGGTGGTGGACTACTTCAACAGTCATGTAGACGCGACCGACGGCAAGAAGTTGACGATGGAGGATGTGTTCATCGTATGGTTCTCGAAGACCTTGCAGAACTGGAAGGCGCTTGTAAGCACCACCGTATCCGATGGCATGTACTATGAGATCACCCACAACGGCGACAAGAAGGAGACCTACCTCGACGTGTACAAGAAGTGGGAGAACCAGTGCATTGCGGACGGAAACACCGCACATTGACGGAGGCGCAGTATGGACAGCATCCTTACAAGCGTAAAGAAGCTGCTGGGCATTGCCGAGGAGTGCACCGACTTTGATGCGGACATCATCATGTACATCAACATGGCGCTGTTTGCACTGGTGCAGATGGGCGTGGGGCCCGGCGAGGGGTACGCCATTTCCGGGAAAGAAAACGAATGGACGGAGTTCGTTGCCGACCCGGTGAAGGTGGAAGCCGTGAAGGCTTACGTGGCCGTGAAGGTACGGCTGCTGGGCTTTGACCCGCCCCAGAGCAGCACAACCATGGAAGCACTGAAGAATACCGCCTCCGAGATAGAATGGCGGCTGAACGTGGAGCATGACAACACATGGGACGGACAGTAGCAGCACGATGGGTGGAGCACTGGATGGAAACACCGGAGAAAAAGGACTGGTTTGGGCGGGTAACGCAGGATATCTGCAACGGATGCGCCCGACAGGGAACCGGCGAATGCCCGGAGGATATCCGATGCTTTTACACCCTGGACAAACCCTTTTACAGGCCAAAAGGCTGAACGAGTGAAACGGAGCAAGACGAGGAACCAAAATGGCATTATCGAACACGGCCACGCCGATCTACTACGGCCGTTTTCGGGAGGCCGTGATGCGTGGCGAAATACCCGTATGCCGGGAAATTGCCATGGAGATGGAGCGGATCGACGACCTGATCGCCAACCCGGGCATCTACTATGACGACAAGGCGGTGAACGGCTTTATCTCCTTTTGCGAGGATGAGCTGACTCTGACTGACGGCACCGACGTGAAGCTGCTGGACAGTTTCAAGTTATGGGCTGAAGAGATCTTTGGGTGGTACTACTTTGTAGAGCGAAGTGTCTTTGTGCCGAACGAGCGCGGAGGCGGCGGACACTACGAGACCCGGCGGCTGAAAAAGCGGCTGGTGACAAAGCAATACCTCATCATTACCCGATCGGCCGCGAAGACCATGTATCTGGAGTTTTTGCAGGCGTACTTCCTGACGGCGTACACCACCACGACCCAGCAGCTGACCACCGCCCCGACCATGAAACAGGCCGAGGAGGTGCTGGCACCTTTCCGCACCGCATTGGCGCGGGCAAAGGGGCCGGTGTTCCAGTTTATGACCGAGGGCAGCCTGCAAAACACCACCGGCTCTAAGGCAGACCGGGTGAAGATGGCTTCCACCAAGAAGGGCATCGAGAACTTTTTGACCAACAGCCTGCTGGAAGTGCGCCCGATGACCATTGAGAAGCTGCAAGGACGGCGTGACACTGTGGCGACCGTGGACGAGTGGCTCTCCTGCGACATCCGGGAAGACCCCATTGGTGCCATTGAACAGGGCGCGGCCAAGAACGAAAATTACCTCATCGTGGCGGCTTCCTCCGAGGGCACGGTGCGCAACGGCTGCGGCGACGACATCAAAATGGAGTTGATGAGCATCCTGAAAGGGGAGTACGTCAACCCTCATGTGTCCATCTGGTACTACAAGCTGGACTCCATTGAGGAAGTGGGCCAGCCGGAGATGTGGCTGAAGGCCAACCCGAACCTGGGCAAGACCGTGAGCTACGAGACCTACCAGTTGGACGTGGAGCGTGCGGAGAAATCACCCAGCGCCCGGAACGATATTCTGGCAAAGCGCTTCAACCTGCCCATGGAGGGCTACACCTATTTCTTCCCCTACGAGGAGACCCTGTGCCACAGGAAGAGAAGCTTCTGGCAGATGCCCTGTGCCATGGGCGCGGACCTTTCCATGGGCGACGACTTCTGCGCTTTTACCTTCCTGTTTCCGCTGTCCAACGGATATTTTGGGGTCAAGACGCGGGACTACATCACATCCTACACCCTCAGCCAGCTTCCGGCTTCGAGACGGCAGCAGTATGAGGAGTTTATGCGGGAAGGGACCCTGTTCGTGTTTGACGGCACGGTTCTGGACATGATGCAGGTGTACGATGACCTGGACAACTTTATCTTGGAGAACGAGTACGACGTACGGGCGTTTGGCTACGACCCCTACAACGCACAGGAGTTCGTGAAGCGCTGGGGCGATGAAAACAGCACCTTTGGCGTTGTGAAAGTGATCCAGGGTGCAAAGACCGAAAGCGTGCCGCTGGGTGAGCTGAAAAAGCTGAGCGAACAGCGGAAGCTGCTGTTCGACGAACAGCTGATGCAATTTGCCATGGGCAACTGCATTACGCTGGTGGACACCAACGGCAACCGGAAACTCTACAAACAGCGGCAGGATCAGAAGATCGATGCTGTGGCTGCAATGATGGACGCTTACGTGGCGTGGAAACAGAACCGGGATGCGTTTGAGTAAGGGTTACAGCACCTGTGTGATCGTGATTGCAAGGCAGATCGCAATAAGTGTGCCCCATACGCCTTCAATGATGCCTTGTGACAGAAAAAGAGAAGCGTGATCTTCGTGCGGATCACTAAGATACTTCCCTGACAAAATCAGTACAAGAGATCGGACACCCAAAAAAGGAACAAGTATATCGTGCTTTAGTGCTTCAAACAGAAGTTCACTCATATCACAACCATCTCGTTTGATTTTACTCATCAGAAAAACCCAGAAAATGAATGCCACGTAAATAAAGAAAAAATCCATCGAGAATGAACCGCAAATCGCCGACAGAATGAAGGCATAAAGTACCGACGAACGAATGAGTCCGATGATGATATACATGACAGTATCCTCCCTTATTTGAGTAGGGTTATGCAATAAATGAAATGCCAGCGTATTGTGTTACGAAAACATGGTACGCTGGCGCTTTTTTGTTCGCTAAAATCAAAATGGAGTGAAATCAGTCGTCATCGATGCTGTTCCAATCTTCGTTGATGGCTCCGCAACGTGGACAGATCCAATATCCATATTCATTGCTGCCGTCTTCCCATGGCTCGGTATAGCAGCCGTTGTTAAGGGGCGCGCCGCAGTTATAACAGTTGTCTGACAGATATGACAGATAATCCCAATCCGTAAACCCTGAATAGGATTCGTCACAGGTATCTTCATGACACGACGCAATCTCATTATTGTTCCGCTCCGGAAGCAATGAAGTGTCATCTTCTGATCGTTCGTCGGAAGATTCTTTCAATTTCTGTATTCCTACTATAGCACCGGCAGTGCCTAGAACTCCGACTACAACACCAATTACAACGCGCGGATGGCGCTTCACGAAAGACGATACAGAAGAAGCTGCATTTGCAGCAGTCTCCTTGATCGTTGCAAGAAGACCGGCTTTTGTACATGAATCTTTCTCTGTTTCCGCCTCTTGCAGATTGAGCGTATTTCCGCATCCAGAGCATGTGATTTCATCCGGCCTGTCTTTGGGAATCGGTGTTTTCGCACCGCAGATAGGACATTCGACCACTAACATGATATATCCCTCTTCGTCGAGAAACATTCGGTGAGAAGAGTATAACACAGCTGACAAACATTGTAAACCAAAGAAAGGAGCGATAGAGTGAACGATTGGTGGAATTATCTGGCTCATTCGGAAGTGGGCGGAGAAAGAAAGGACCACAAATATTACGCCCGTGTGGTTGTAGGAACCGATAAACGCGGACTGGTGCAGTACCGGTATTTTTACGATGCCAGGGAGTATGGTGCGTACAAAACCCGAAAACAAAACGCGGACAAAAATCATAAAATCTTTAGCAAAGACCCGAAAGAGCTGAAGAAAGTAAAAGGCCGCACGAACATCATTACAGGCTGGGGCAATACAGGGCTTCCTAGTTCATCGAACCTGAAAAAAATCAAGGGCTATGAACCCAGCAAACTGAATGGAAAAACCAGTACTCTGAAAAATGGAGTTCACGGTTTCGACAAAATATTTACGTTTATCGATGGCACGCAGCATCGCACATCCATGCGAGTGGTTTCTGTGAAAACGGTTAAGAACAAAAAGTCTAAGAAAAGCGGAAAATCTATTTATCAGCGCGGAAAAGATGCTGTTTCTAAGCTGTTCCACCATGAAACCAAAAGCACGATGCTGCGAGATACGGATGGGAAGAGTACCAAGAAGTACGTTGCCGGAAAGAACTGAGGTGATGAGATAAACATGCAGGTATACAAGGACGAGCTATACCACTGGGGCATCAAGGGCATGAAGTGGGGCGTGCGGCGATACCAGAACAAGGATGGTACCCTGACGGCCGCAGGCAGGAAACATTATGCCGGGGACGGGAACGCCGGTGAGGATGCGCAGAAGCCCAAGACAGAGTATGCGCCAAAGCGAACCGGAAAAAACGCGGAGGATTACTCCGACGAGGAGCTGCGGGCACGGATCAACCGACTGCAAATGGAAAGGCAGTACCGGGATCTTCAGGGGCAGACCAACATCCGGGCGGACGACCCCAACAAGGAACTGAAAGCCGAGAAAGAGCGGCTCCAGCTCCAGAAGGACGTGAAACAGCTGCGGAAGGACGTATACAGCGGGCAGAGCTTTGTGAAGACCGTAATGACGAACGCTTCCCAGCAGTTTTTGACCAAGGCCGCTTCCGGTGCTATGAGCTACGCAGCAAAACAGTTCATCACGAAGGAACTCAAGAACCCTGATCTGGCGAACGCCATTGTGAGCGGAAGCGCTGGCGGAAACCAGCAGAAGAAAGACGATGACAAGAAAGACGACGACAAGAAAGACAGTTAAGGCCTGGAGGAAATCAAAATGGCATCACAAACCTTTGGCTCCAGACTGAGACACGCCTGGAATGCGTTTTTGAACCGGGATCCCCCCGGAAGAAGCGGCGAAGGATACAGCTACCGGCCTGACCGGGTAAGGCTGAACCGAAGCAATGACCGGACGATCATGACGGCCATCAACACCCGCATTGCAATGGACGCTGCGGCAATTACCATCAATCATGTAAGGCTCGATGAAAACGGACGCTACGACGAAACCGTTGATTCGGGCCTTAATTCTTGCCTGAACCTTTCCGGCAACAAGGACCAGACGGGCCGGGCACTGCGATATGATATGTTCCTTTCCATGCTGGACGAGGGATGCATTGCGCTGGTGCCGATTGACGTGGACTACGACGGAAAGACCGGTAAGACCCGGATCGAATCCATGCGGGTGGGAAAGGTGCTGGAATGGTACCCGGACGACGTGCGGCTGGAAGTGTACAACGACCGGACCGGACGGAAAGAGGAAATCACCCTGCCGAAGACACAGGTGGCCCTGGTGGAGAACCCGTTCTATGCCGTGATGAACGAGCCCAACGGCACGGTGCAGCGCCTGATCCGGAAGCTGAACCTGATGGACGTGATCGATGAGCAGGTGGGCAGCGGCAAACTCGACCTGATCATCCAGCTGCCCTACGTTGTGAAGGGCGAGACCCGGAAGAAACAGGCCGAAGAACGGCGGGCACAGATCGAACAGCAGCTCGCCGGTTCCAAATACGGCATTGCCTACACCGATGGCACGGAGCATATCACGCAGCTGAACCGCAGCCTCGAAAACAACCTTCTGAAAACCGTGGAGTACCTGACCAACATGGCATACAGCCAGTTGGGTATCACCCCGGAGATCATGAACGGTACTGCTTCCGATGCTGTGATGACCAACTACGAGAACCGCACCATCGAACCCATTGTGGCGGGT